CCGTGAAGTCGTCGCCCGTGCCGACGGCGCCCTTCGGGTGCAGAACCAGCGCCTTGGCGATCGACAGCAGGTTGATGCCGACGCCCGACGTGACCTTCACGTACTTCTTGGTCGGGGTCACGCTGTCGGTGATGAGCGTGGCGCCCGGCATGATCGCGACGAGGTTGGCGAGGGTCGTTTCCGCGAGCGGAACCTTGACCTTGCATTCCCGGCCCATGACGAGTTCGTTGATCGGCGTCTTGCCGAACTGGTCGACCATGACCTTGTGGGTTTCGGTCGAAACGGACACCTCGACGCCACCCTGGGTGTAGCCCAGATCGACGCCGTCGTACGAGACCAGGCAGACGCCCAGCTTGACATTTGCGGTATCGGAAGCCATGCAAAACTCCTTCGCGAAAGAGGAAATCTGAAGTCACTGGTGACTTCGGCGAGAGTACCACAAAACGCCCCTCTTGTCACCCCAGAAGCGCGAAGGTAGCCCTGATCAGCTCTTCTTTCAGCTTTCGATCCACTTCCTCGGCCGCTCGCTCCAGAAACTTCGGCCCCACTTCAACGTTTGGTTGGTGCATCTGTTTGATGACGCTGTTCAGCCCCGACCCCGCTCGCTCGGACTCGTGCGCCCATGTGGCGTAGTCTCCGACCGTAACGCCCGGCCCCCGCTCTGGCGCCGGGTCGTCCGGGTCGACGTAGACCACCCACTCCTTGCGAGTCATGCGCCCACTCAGATCATCCCGACCGCCGCTACCGTCGATTGTATCCGCCTTGATGGAGTTCTCGAGCGGGCCGTAATCGCGAGGGGACATCTGTCGAGCCAGATCACGCAGCTTGAACGCCTGTGCCTTCATGAAGCGAGCGTTGTTCTTCCGCACCTTGCCGCTGACGTTCTCCAGCAAGACGACCAGCTCCGCGGCGCCTTCGACCGTGAACCCCATTACGCCGCCCGGTAGCACACGTCAAAGTTCATCGACCACTCGACGTAATCCCCATCCGAGGGGCGATAGCTGATCGGGAGGTGACGCGGCCGAAGGTAGAGGTAGTGCTCGTCCCCGATCACCGTCTCCAGCACGTTCAACAGATGAAACACATCGTCGGCCAGATCCTTGCCGTCGAGATAGTCCGGCGCTCGGCAGATCACCTGAAACGCCGTCTTGTAGAGTCCGGGCAGTTCGTGGTCGATTTGCGTACCGCTGGGAGCGCCGCGGAGCAGCATACCGACGTTGCAGTTGCCCGGCATCTGGTTGATGAACAGCGTCTCGCCCTCAACGCCAAGGTTGGCTTCGGCGAGATAGGTAGAAATGCTCTGCAGGTTCATTGCTTGCTCCAGATCACGGCCTCGATCTCGAAGTGATCGAGCCGCCCGGTAAGCGCGTGACGTGGGAACTTGCCCGAAACGCGCAGCTTGATACCAGCGACCTCGATCAGATCGTCAAGATCGACTGCTGTGTTCTTGGTGAACAGAAAACGCGAAGTGGCGACCTGTTCGTCCGCCGCCCCGCGGGATCCAGAGCTGTCGGCGCGTACCGAAGTGATCTGCTGTCGGGTGATCAGCGTGACAATGGCGCAGCGCTCGCGCGCCTTGATGGTGGGCGGCAGCGGTTTGCCGAACACGTCATGGGCGCCGTCCACGTTGTAGACGATGCAGTCTTGGTTAGGGCGAAACACGGTTGTACGACTCCAGCGCGGCGCGCGCATTGGGGTGAAAGATTCGATCGCGAACGGAAACCAGCGTCGGAAACGCTCCGCCTTCCTCGAGACTCAGGATCATGCCGTTCTTGTCGTGTGCGGTCGGATGGTTGACTTGCACCAGTCGGCCTCCCGCGGCCACAATTCGGGCGACATCGGCATCGATCTCGGATTGGTAGAAGGTGTCGCGCGCCGCCTGACGCACCAGTACCCCAGCTTTCCATTGACGCCCGATCGCATCCGGCAGCGTGAATTCCGGGGTTGCCATCTTTTGCTGCCAAAGCAGCCCAACAGCCCCAGAAGAGGTGACGAACGGGTCAACCGGAATCTGCCCCGTCGTGAACCAGTCCGTCGCCTGTCGAATGTTGCGCAGAACGGCCCCGCGCAGCAGCGCGGTCAGCTCAGGAACGCGCTCCCCGAGCGCGTCAGAAAGCGCTACAGCGCTGCCATCCGTTGCGCGCGTCGCGTACCCCTCGATCAGCACAGCGGCGCTGTCTACGAACGACCGCGCATAGCGATAGCCGTCAAGCTGTACGATCTGACGGGCGCGCAACCCCTCTACTCCGGCGGCGCGCGTAGCCAAATAGCGTCCGCCCAGAGCGGCAAGGAACATTTCGTAGCTTGCGTACAGCTCCGTCGCGGCTTGTTCGACGCGGGTCAGATCCACGTTATCGACCGATGCGAATGGTCCAGGAAATGTAGCGAGACAGGTAGTCGAGAGCACGACGACACACCGGAAGATCGAGCGGCTTTCCGCCTCGGTACATCTGCTTCACTTCGCCGATGGTCTCGAGGATCATGCCACTGCGGCGAGCGTCGCCCACGGGGTCGGCCCCGAGAATGGCGTCGGCCTCGGCCACTTGTGCCCGATGAAGCGCAGCCAGGAACGCCGGCGGCAGTTCCGCGAGTTGCTCCGCCGTCAGTTCGTTGATGAGCGTCATCGCGTACACATCGCCGTAGGGGGCATAGACCTCGCCGACGGGCATCATGGTTGCCGGGGTGCCCGCGTACAGCGTGGTGAAGTTCAGCCGCCCAATGTGATTCCAGGCGTCCGTCAGCGCCGACAGGCGCTCCGCTTCGGTAGCCGCGTCCCAGGCGACGACGTTGCCGATTTCCATTGCGCGAAGCATGGCCGAGGCGTACGTCTGATAGCTGTTGACCGCAACCTCCAGCGACAGCTCGCCTTTCTCCAGAATGAAAATCTGGCGAAGAATCACCATGTCGCCGTCGGGCAACGTACACCACAGAGTCAGCTCGCGAGCGGCGCGTTGCGCGCCGACGGGCACTGTCGCCTGCACGTCGGTGATGTCGACCACCGCCAGGGGTTCGCCCGCGACGAACCCCGCGAGGGCCGATCGAGCGATCAAGACCTCCCCGGTTTCGGTTGTCAGCTGGTGTTCGACCTCTTGCACCGACAGAGCCGCACCACTGGCCGGGTCGACCAGCGATACTTCGATGCGGATGGCGTTACCCGAGGCGTATACGTTCATTGCTTACTCCAGCGGGGTCGTGATCGTTGCGGCTTGCGCCTTGAGGATGCCCTGAATCAGAGCGGCCACCGACTTCTCGTGAACGTTGAACTTGTCCCCGATCACGCGCAGCCCCTTAATCCCCTCCGCGTCCGCGATCGCCCCAAGCGACTCCACGGTATGCGGAGGATTGGGGTCGACCTTGTCGAGATCGAGCGAAGACGCGGCGCTCAGCTCCGCGCCCACTGGCGCGACAGCCGGGGGTGGCGTGATTTGGATTTCCAGGGGCGCCCCCTTGAGAAACTCCGGGGCGAATTCATCCGCCATCGACGGGGCGTTGCCGTTTTCCCAGATCACTCGCATCACGGCGCCGATACGCACGGCATCGAGCGGACTCACGTCCGAGGTCGAAGTGCCGTTTTCGAATTGGATGACGCCGAATTGTCCGGTGTACGACTCGTTACCGGGTTCCTTCATGATGAGCTTCAAGTCAACCTCCAGAAGAAGAAAGGGCGAGCCGCTTGGCTCGCCCTATTCTAAGTCACGAGTGACTAACCCGCAAGGGTTAGGTGTTGGTGACGCCCTTCAGGCGACCGATCGAGCGCGTGGACTTCAGCGCGAGACCGACGTACCACTTCAGGCGGATGCGGGTCGCGTCCTTGTTCTGCACCGTGCCGACGTTCTCGACGACGATGCCGGCGCTCGAGCCACCGTAGATGCCGTGCAGGCCATCCACTTCGTTGAGCCGGAGAGCGTAGACCGAACAGGTGTTCGGCGTGGCGCCCTGCGTCTCGTCGGCGGCGAGGAACTCGTTCATCAGGATCGGCACGCCGTTGTGCGTGAGCATCGGCTTGCCGAAGTTCTCGAGCATCTGCATCACGGCGTCCGTGCCGTAGGTCGCACGGAGCAGGCCGCGATACGCCCGGATCGTGC